CTCTCCCCCCGATGGCCTGTTACCCCATCACGCGCTTCTATTTGTCTTTTCAATTGTTTTAGGAGGTGTCTATGGCTCAGAAAAAGCCTCGTGGGCTAGTTGCGGCTGTGGATGCGTCCGTGAAGGCGATGGATTGGCTTGAAGATTCTGATCTTGCCTCGGTTGAGCTGGCTCGCACGTATGCGGGGCGGATTGATGAGGCTTTGCGGGCGTTCGATGAGGGCGAGATTGAATCTACCGACTTGAACAAGGTGCTGTATCTAGGGCCGCACATGTTGAACACACTGCGCGCGCTCGGTGGTGCGCCTCAGGAACGTAAGGCGTTGACGTCTGATGCTCCTGAGGCCGCTAACCCGTTTGATGAGTTGAAGAAGCGGCGTGCGCGCGCTGAGGCTACGACAGCAAAGAGGGCCGCGAAGTAGTTTTCTGAGATTGGGGGTCGCTAGTGATCCTCGGTTCTCGGATGCCTCGAATTTTCACGCCAGAGCTACGCCCGCTCACTCCTGAGACGTCGCTCGGTTTTGAAGCGAATGGCATGTGGGAGTCAGCGTTCGGAAAGGCGCTAATGCCGCATCAGGAGGAGCTGTTTATCCGGTCGCTCGAGCTCGCGCCAGGCAGCACCACGGCGGATGTTTTCCCGAAGTTGCGTTTCTCGAACGTGCTCGTGCTAATGGCGCGACAGAACGGCAAGACTTACACACTTACGGCGCGGGCGTTGTGGCGCATGTTGATGTGGGAGGGGCCGGGGCAGCAAGAGGGCGAGGGCCCTGTCATCTTGGGTCTTGCGCATAAATTGCAGCCCGCCGAAGAGATTCTCGAGAAGGCGATTCAGGAGCTTCGCCGCAATGAGTACACGCGCCCGTTGATTGCGCAGCGGTCAAACACGAACGGCAATAAGTTCGTGCGTCTCACGAATGGCTCGAAGTGGTTGACGCAGGCGGCGAACGATGACGCGGGCCGCTCCGAGTCTGTCACTGACCTGTTTTTCGATGAGCTTCGTCAGCAGCGCGATTGGGATGCGTGGACGGCTGCGGAGAACACCACGAACTCGATTTTTTCGTCTCAGGTTTGGGGTGTGTCGAACGCTGGCGAGGCGAAGTCGGTCGTGCTGAAGGGGATGCGGTCGAAGGCTATCGCCGCAGCTGATTCACTCCGCGAGTGGATCGAGGAGCATGGCTCGACCGAGGGCTGGGGCGGAGATACGTCGCTCGGTATCTTCGAGTGGTCAGCGCCGGATGGCGCACCCATCGATGATGTCGAAGCGCTCGCGCAGGCGAACCCCGCGATGAATCGCGAGGCTAATGGCCGCATTCTCGTGACTTCCGAAGCCCTTCTCGCGAAGGCTGCGAAAGTTGGCACGAACGACGAGGACGGCATACCGGAACACAAGTTCCGCACGGAAGTGATGTGCCAGTTCGTGACGGTTTCCGCTGAGCCGACGTTTCCACCTGACCAGGTGGAGGCGTGCACGGATAAAGCGTCGAGCATTGTCGCGGATAGCGAGCTCGTTTATGCGGTTGACGTGTCAGCGGATCGTAAGACTGGTTGGGTTGGTGTAGCGGGCTGGCGTGACGACGAGCGTGTCCACCTTGAGGTGATTGCTAAGCGCGCGGGCACGCATTGGATTCGCGACTTCTTGAATAATCTCGCGACGCCTGGCCCGGTCGTGATTCAGGGGCGCGGGGCTCCAGCGTCGAGCCTCATCACGTGGCTTCGCCAAGATGGCGTGAATGTGCAGCGCTGCGAAGGCAGTGAGCTCACGAATGCTCTTTCGCAGTTGGATGACGCGCTCGCGGAGGGCACGGTTCGGTTCAGGCCGCAGGATGCTCTCTTACTGGCTATGCGTGACACGGTGCGCCGCCGCGCGGGCGAAGTCACGCTTTTAGATCGTGGCGAATCGCCAGTCGACGCTTCGCCGCTCGCGGCTGTGATGCTCGCGCGGTGGGGCCTCATGAATCTTGACGCGGAAGAGCAGCACGCCACCGCGTATGGGGATGACTATGGCGAGTGGTACGAGAGTGCCACCGATAGCGAAGGTAGCGATGAGCGCGATGGCGCTGAGGATGAAGAGGATTGGCGGTGGTGGACGTGAGCTTTTTCGGTGAGATTTTCGGCCGGATGGCAGCCGCCGCTCAAGCACTGTGGCATCCGACGTCGTTCACGACGGATTTCATGGGCCGCGAGGTCACGTATTTTCAGCATGACACGCGGCGCGCCTTAGACCCGGCGCACATGAGCATCGAAGATTTGTGGGCTACTCAGCCGCATCTTCGCACCGTGATTGACTTTCGCGCGCGGAATATCGCGCAGCTCGGTATGCAACTGTTTGAAGCGGATGGTGCAGCACGCTCTAGGGTTCGCGATGGTGATGTGGCGTGGGTCTTGAAGCGGCCTAACAACTACATGACCGGATACGAGCTTCTTTATGATCTCGCAGCAACGAAGAGCCTCTACGACCGCGCCTATTGGGTCGTAATGGACGGCGAGAATGGTAAGGAGATTCACCCGTTCCCGCCGTCGTGGGTGACGCCACACGCCGAGGCTTATTTCGGGCCGCGCGTCTATCGGATTCAACCAACCGGGTCGGACGCTTATCTAGATTTGCCCGAAGCGCAAGTGGTGGAGTTTCGCGGGTGGACACCGACGGCGTCACTCGCGGCACAGTCGCCCGTTGAGACGCTTCGCATGGTGCTTGAGGAGCAGTATTCGAGCCGTAGGCACCGGCTTCAGTTGTGGCGTCGGAATGGCCGCGTCGGATCGTATGTGACGCGACCGAAGGATGCCCCGTCGTGGAATAACACGGACCGTCGACGGTTCTCGGAGATGCTTTACGCATTCACCGGCGATCACGGCGAGCGTGCGGGCGGCATGCCGATCTTGGAAGACGGCATGGACTTGAAGCGTGTCTCGTTTTCTTCTGCCGATGAGCAGTGGGCGGAGTCGGTAAAACTGTCGCTCGAGACTGTCGCGCAGGTGTATCAGATCAACCCGACGATGGTCGGAGTGTTGGATGCCGCGAACTATTCGAATATGCGCGAGTTCAACCGCGCGCTGTATCGCACGTCGCTCGGCCCCGATATTCGGTCGATTGAGGATCGTTTAACCGCGTTCGTTCTCCCGAAGCTCGACGCTCCGCCTTCGCAATTCGTGAAGCTGAATGTCGAGTCGATGCTTCGCGGCTCGTTCGAGGAGCAGGCTTCAGTGCTTTCAACCTCGGTCGGTTCGCCGTGGATGACTCGCAATGAGGCGCGAGCCTTGCAGGATATGCCGCCGGTGGATGGCGGCAATGAGCTTATTACCCCCCTCAACGTGATTGAGGGCGGGCAGGCGTCACCGCAGGACGGCGGGGACGGTAGACCCCCGAAGGAGGATGCATGACCACCGAGAATGTGGCGCGCACAAAGCACTTGACGGTGCCGATCAAGGCGGCGGGTGACGGCCTCACCGAGGGGCAATTCACCGGGTACGCCGCCGTTTTCGGCAACAAAGATTCTTACGGTGACGTGATCGTAAAAGGCGCTTTCGAAGAGTCGCTTGGCACGTATCGCGAAAACGGCGCGGGAATTGCTTGCTACTGGTCGCACCAAATGTCCGATCCGGAAATGTGCATCGGTGAAACGGTCGAGGCTCGCGAGGACGACCACGGTCTTTTCGTGAAGGTTCAGCTCGACCTTGACACGGTGAAGGGCGCTCAGGCGTACCGGCTCATCAAGGCTGGTCGCGTAAATCAGATGTCGTTCGCGTACGACATTGAAGATTACGCTTTCGCGCACGATGACAAAAAGGGCGAGTTTCTCGAGCTTCGCCGCCTGAAACTTCACGAGGTGTCGGTTGTTCAGGTTGGCGCGAATCAAGAGACTGAGCTGCTCGACGTAAAGACCCGCCTCAGTCAGTTCAAGGCTGGCCGTGCGATTTCCGCAAAGAATGAAGAAAAGCTTCGCGAGGTGAATCGCCTCGTGGATGAGGTTCTCGCTGACCTCGACGGTGTCGAGGGTGGCGAAGAGAAGGTCGACACTCCCCCGCCTAAGGATGGCGGGGCACACGACTCCGGCGGCGAGCCGGATACCCCGAGCGCCGAGGGCGTCGGGGAAAAGGGGCCGGGTCTCCGGTCCCTTATTGCTTCCATCAACATCGACTCCCTCAGGAAGGGGAACTATCCCATGCCCACACTCATGGAAAAGCGCGACGAGATTCTCGCCGCCGTCAACACTATTCAGGCCAAGGCCGATGAGGAGTCTCGCGACTTCACTAAGGAAGAGGCCGCAGAGGTTCAGGCTAAGGCTGCTGAGGTTCGCGAGCTGAATGAGCGAATCAAGGCCGCTAAGACCGCGAAGGATCTTCTTGCGTCGCTCGGTGCGCCTGAGGCGGTCGAGCAGAAGAGCGCCGGTATTGATTTCGGGAGCTCGTTCGGCGACTACGCGACGAAGTCTCTCAGCGATACGCTCGCTCACATCAAGGGCCGCCGCAAGGTGGCTGGTGACGCGGCTGAATACCCGCGCGTGAAGGCCGCGGGCGACACTCACACGGTCACCACGACCGGCGCGGGGGTTCTTCAGCCCGAGATCGACAAGAACATTGTCAGCCTCAACGTTGAGCGTCCTACGGTCGCGTCGTGGCTCGGTTCTGGTCAGCTGACCGCGACCGCGATTACCTATTTCGTTGAGCAGGCTTATGACGCTTCGGCTCACGGCAAGTTTGAGTATGTCGCTGAGAATGCGAAGAAGCCGGGCCTCACGTTCCCGCCTTACACTCCGGTCACTGAGTCGCTGAAGAAGATCGCGGGCTGGATCAAGATTTCTGACGAGATGGCGGAAGACACGCCGTTCCTCGTCTCCGAGATCAACAACCGCCTCCTTTACCAGCTCGTCATGATGGAAGAGGCGGAGCTTCTCAACGGCTCTGGTGGCGGTTCGATTGCGGGCATTCTTGGTCGCTCCGGCGTGCAGGTCGAGAAGGCCGCGAGCGAGGCGGACAACCTTGACGCGCTCTACCGCGCGCTCACGAAGGTTCAGCTCGCGACCGGTCTTTCCGCCGATGGCGTGGTTATGCACCCGCTCGATTACCAGAAGCTGCGCCTCGCGAAGGATGGCAACGGCCAGTACCTCGCGGGTGGGCCGTTCCTTGGTCAGTACGGCAACGGCGGCGTGACGCTCCAGCCTCCGGTTTGGGGTCAGACTCCGATTGTCACGACCGCAATCCCTGAAGGCACCGCGCTTGTTGGTGCCGGCAAGCAGGCTGCGACGGTCTACCGCAAGGGCGGTATCCGTGTCGAGGCGTCGAACATCGACGGCGAGGACTTCACGCACAACCGCTTCACGGTTCTTGCTGAAGAGCGCCTCACGCTCGCCGTGCGTCAGCCGTCGGCGTTCGTGAAGGTTTCGCTTGCCGGTGGGGCGGGTGCTGCGGCGTGATGCAGACCTACCTCGTGAATCGCGGCGGGGTTGATCTTGAGATGCAGCTTTCCGACGAAGAAGCGAAGCGTCTCGGGCTTGAGCCTGTCGGTAAGAAAGAGCGCACGCCAGCCAATAAGGCGAAGCGCGTTTCTCGTAAGTAAACCTTTAGTGAGTGGGGGCGGCATGCTGTTTGAAGTTGATGATCCCGGCGAGGTTGCGGCGCAGCTGATTCGGGATTATTGCGGGTGGCATGTCGCCCCCGTTCTTGAAGAGTCGATCATTCTTGACGGGAACGGCGAGGGGCGCATCCTGTTACCGTCGCGGCGAGTTCTCAACGTGTCCGAGGTTCGGGTTCACGGTGATGTTCTCGCGGCGAGTGAGTTTGAGTGGTCTCAGGATGGGATGCTGAAGCGCGTCGGTGGCGTGTGGCCTGACTCGTACCGTTCGGTTCAGGTGACGCTTGAGTATGGTATTGCTTACGCGGGGGTTCTCGCTGATGTAGCGCGCGCTGTTGTTGCGCGCATGGAGGCTGACCCTACGGGCGTTATCGCTTCGCAGCGGGCCGGTACGCAGTCCGTGTCTTTCCGTTCCGGCGCTTTCGGCGGCGGTGGTGGCGGCGGACTCTTGTCTACCGAGCGTGAGCTCCTCGCGCCATACAAGTTGACGTGGGGGCCGTGATGCTCGGCATGATTGGTGAAACGGTGACGGTGCAGCGGTTCGCGGGTGCGACGCGCAACGCTCACGGGCAGAGTGTCGCGTCCTATGCCCCAGCCGAAACGGTGAGCGGTGTTGGTGTTGATGTTCCCGACGTTTCCGAACCGCGCGACGGCACGACCGCGAACGTTCGCTTCGACTACCGGCTTTTCTTTCCGCCAGGCATGACTATTAGTGCCCGTGATCGGGTAACGGTTCGCGGGCATGAGTGCGAGGTTGAGCAGGCCGGGGAGCCTCTCCCTAACTTTTTCACTGGCTCAATGTTTCGCACTGAGGTAACGGTAAGGCGGGTAACTCATTGAGTAAGAAAATCAAACTGAAGTTCAATAAGCGCGCGTTCGAAGATTTGCGGCACGAGCCGAAGGTTGCGGCAGATTTGAAAGAGCGCGCCGAGAAGATTGCGGCGGCGGCCTCGAATAATGGGGAGGTCCCTGGGTACGTCGTTACCGAGTTGAAGGCTGAAGACCCTCGCGCGGCCGTTTCGGTAATGGCTACAGGGCACGCGCGCTATCACGACCGAAAGAACCTGTCGCTCTTGCGGAATATCGAAAAGGGGAAGTAATGGCCGGGGCGCTGATCTTCCCTGACCCTCTCGCGCTCGTGGTTTCGGCGATCAGCTCTGACCCGGAGTTTACGGACGCGGTGATTTCGGTCGATCCGCGGCCGGATGATTTCAAGGGGCTTTACGTGCACGTCCGTGACGCTGGCGGTCCCGGCGATTGGCAGCACGTTTTCGAGGATGCTCGAGTAAGCATCGAGGTGTCTCACCCGGATTCGGTTGAGGCGTCGCGGGCTGTTCGGCGCATTGACCAGATTGTTCGCTCAATCCATACAAGCGAGGGGTTGTGGCTCGACACGGTCACTCGCCCCTACTACTCCCCTGATCCTGATATGCGGATTCCAGCGTACCTGGTGACGCACACGATAAGGGTGCGAGGGGTTGAGGTCGCTGCCGGGTAGCTGGTAGCGCATTTTTATTTAGGCCACTAACCGAATTGGTTAGTGGCTTTTCCTTTCACGGGCCGACACACCTGTCGAAAGGACTAGAGCCATGGCGCTCAACGACATTCTTATTGGTGCACCTGTCACGGCTACCGGCGGCGTCATGCACGCTCCCGTCGGTACGGATTTCCCGGCGACTCTCGCTGATGAGTTCCCGAAGGGGTGGGTGAAGGGCGGTTACGTCGGTGAGGACGGCGTTACCCGCACCATTGACGCGAGTGACGACAAGATCAAGGCGTGGGGCGGAGACGTTGTTCGCATCCTTCGCTCTGAGCATTCTGTTTCGTACACGTTCCAGTTCCTCGAATCTCGTAATGCGGAGACGCTGAAGATTCTCTTCGGCGAAGCGAACGTGCATGTCTCCGATGGTGAGGTGGTGGTTGATCTCAAGTCGGAGATGGTGCCTCGCCGCTCGTTCGTGTTTGACATGCGTGACGGTGACGCGAAGGTTCGCGAAGAGGTCCCGGATGGCCAGATTTCGCTCTCTGGCGATGTGCAGTTTGTTCACTCGGACATTATTCGTTACGAGGTCACGATTGAGGCATTCCCGAACGACGAGGGCGTAAAGGCCCGCTCGCGCATGGGTCTCGCCAAGGGTACTGGTGCGACTGTCACGCCTTCGGGCGATGCGGGCGCGTCGCAGTAAACGCCCCCTCCCGATTGTCAGGTCGAGGGGTTTTTCCATGTGTCGGCCCGGCCCCTCGGCCTGGCTCTCTCGAGTCTTTCTCTAGGGCTGACACTTCCATTTTTCTAGAAGGGTTGACACATTATGGCGAAGAAGTTCAAGCGCGTATCGAAGAAGCGTTTCCCGATGGTACAGTTCACGCTCCCGGAGATTTACGGTGACGCGGTTTTCGAACTCCCCGATCTTGGTTCGTTTGATCTCGGTACGCAACGCGCAATGGAATCGGGTTCGGCTAACCCGATGTTCGGCTTACTCGAGGAGGCGGGCGTGGATGCGGAAACTCTGGACGCGCTCGATGACCTTCAGGGTGAAGAAGCTACGCAGCTGTTTGAGGCGTGGGCGGGCGCGTCGAAGGTGACGCCGGGAAAATCCAAGAAGTAATCCGTCTTCACGACGAGTATCCGAGCGCTGTCGAGGCTTCGCTTATCGAGGCGGGGCTTCGGTGGCGTTCAGTCGAATCGGCTTCGCCGCGTAGGCGCGTGGAGGCGTGGGCGGACATTACCGCCGTCCTGGAGTCGCTTCCTTACGATGCGCCGCTTCGCCGGGTCATGGACCCGGAGTTTTGGTTCTGGCAAGACCCGATGTTCCAGTATGTCGCGCTTATCGCGGAGGGTGTTTCCGCTATCGCGGCGAAGCAACCGAATTACACGAAGGCTTCGCGTCGCGACTTCCTGAAGGTGAAGCGCCCGGGGGATTCGTCGAAGCAGTCGAAAACGATCGGTTCGACCGCTATGCCGCTCGCGGAGCTGGATGCGTGGCTCGCGGGTGATTTCGAAGAGACAAGTGAATGAGAGGTGTGGCGGTGGCGCGCGGTGTGGAGCTTGCGACAGCGTATGTGACGCTGACGGCGGAAACGTCGGAGATTTCAAAGTCCATTGGCAAGGCGTTTAGTAACGCTGACCGCGCCGCCACTTCCG